AAAGAGAGCAGTTCAGCGCCCTTTTCGCCTACAACCGCAGTGCCAGAGGATAGGATTCCGCCGTTTGCCAGATACGGGATTTTTCCGATCTCCGTGATATTCATTCCGAAAGTCTTTCCGCCGAGCCCGGGCACCCACTTCGGGATATCAATCTTCAGCTTGTTTAATCCCTTAATGAGAATATTCAGGCCGTCAATGGCGGAGTTCAGCGCTCCTATGACCGCATTGATGGGTGCTTTTGCTACCGTGGAAATGGTTTGAAATACGCCTTTGAAAATATCCACAACGCCCTGCCATGCCTTTTTCCAGTCCCCGGCAAAGACGCCGTTTACAAAGGTAATCAGGCCGGAGAAGGTTTTCTTGACACCCTCATACCAGTTCTTAGCAGATGCCAGAAACGAATTTAAGATATCACCCATCAGTCCAAAGGATTTAGACCAGTCTTTCGTAAGGATACCGACAATCCATTCATCAAGCGACATCAGGGAATTGCGGAATTGTTCGTTTGTATTCCAGAGCGCCACAATTGCCGCCACCGCCACCGCGATAGCAATTGGTACAAACCCTATCGCCGCCACAAAGCCTCCAACCGCTGAAACTGCACTGGTAATCGCCGGGACAAGAGTGCCGGTTAAAAAAGCAGAGGCTGCCGTAGCCGCTCCGGATAGTACCGGTATAGCTGTCATCAAAGCACTTATCCCGAGCGACAACTGCCCGATGCCAAGCAGCAGGGGCGCGGCGGCGGCTGTCACCAGTCCGAGAACAACAACCAGCCGTTTGACCGGTGTGGGCAGATTGGAAAACCCCTTGATCATATCTGTAATCGCCTGAATGACAGGCGTTATCATCGGCAGGAGTTCCTGCCCGAACGTGGTCGCCAGCTCCTTTGTGCTTTCCTGCAGAGTACGCAGGCTGTTTGCCGTGCCATCGGAAGTGTTTGCAAAGTCTCCCTGTGCGTTCTTTGTCTTGTCCAGCACATAGGCATACCGCAGCTGCACCTTTTCCGCTTCCGTCATCTTGTCGGTGGTTTTGCCATACCCTTCCGCAAGTGCATATGCGTTCAGATTGGTCTGCGTCATTACGATGCCGAGATTTTTGAGCGATTCCGTTTCCCCGGTAAAGATGGATTTCAATGCGGTTTCCGCTTCATCTATCCCAATATTCTTGAAAGATGCGAGATCCCCCGCAAGCCCCACAAGAGACATGCTCATCTTTGCCGCCGCATCCGTAGAAAAGCCCATGCTGGTGGACATATCCCCGAACAATGCCGCCATGTCAAGGGCTGTTCCGGAGGCGATGCCGAACTTGTCCAGTGTGGTTTTACTCCACGCCTCCACGCTCTTGGCGGAGCTTTTAAAGGCAACCTCCACCTTGTTCAGCGACTCGTTATAGTCACTTGCGAACTTCACCGCGGCAGTGCCTGCGGCAGCCGCCACAGCGGAGACAGGCAGAAGCGCGTTCCCGATGTTTTTCGTCGATTCTCCGAATTTCTTGAACTTCCCGCTTGCGGAGTCCAGATTCCGAGTAACATCTTTCAGGGATTTTTCGTAGCCGGCCAGTTCCTTGTTGGCTTTGGCGAGCTCTGTTTTCTTTTCAGTGATTGCTTTTTCATTGCGGTTTTCCGCGGAAGTCAGAGAATTCAGTTCGTTTTCCAGAGCGGAAATTTTGGATTTCTGCAAATCAATCTGTTTGCCCAGGCTTTCCTGCGCGGCGCGCAGCTTCTCTTTTTCCGTTTTGTTCTTGGTGGTGGCGGTGGAGTTTTTATCTAATACCGCAGTGGTTTCATCCAGCTTCGCCTGTTCCAGCTCCAGCTGCTGGTTAATGGCTTCTATCCGGTCCTCATAGCCGGAACCGGCCAGATTGGCGGTCTGGATCGCATCATTGCTGTCCTGCAGTTCACGCTCCAAAGCATTTAGTTCTGCCGTAGCCTTATTGACAGACTGCTGCCAGCCCTGCGTCACCCGGTCGTTTTCGCCGTACTTTTCCGCAGCGGCGGCGAGCCCTTTCTGCAGATTGGCGAGCTTTTGCCTCTGCAGGTCCACCTGTTTGTTTAAGATTTCATTTTGGGCGGACAGGGCATCCATGCTCTTGTCGTTCTTGTCGAAGGCAGAGGTAACGGCCTGCATCTGGGTTGCCAGCGTCTTCTGCTGGGCATTGATTTGCTGGATCTGCTGCCGGTATTCCTTTTCACCCTCTATCCCGATGCGCGGGCCGATATCATATCCCATTCGGTTATCCCTCCCTTACAGCCATTGCGGGACGCCCTGCGCCCGCCTGTATGTTCTTCCGTTGATTGTGCGCTCGTTGGGGTCGTTATCATCAAAGGTCAGAAAATCAATCAGGGTCTCGAAGTTGGTTTCGTCAATGCTGCGCAGGTCCCAGCGGAACACCTTTGCGCACCAGCAATAGATATGCATGAGTGCGGTTTCGGCATCCATAGGTTTATCTTCCGGGGCGCTGTCACCGCCCCGTTTCAGTTTTTTTCGATGGCCCCCGTGATCGCGCCCATAAGCCTGTTTACTTCCGCATCAATTTCCTGCGAGGAGAATCCTTTTTCCAAATCATCCTGGGTGAACTTGTTTCCGTAAGCCTCACAGAGAACCCACGCCTTTTTATCTGCCACTTCCTCAACCTGGGAGACAATTTCAGAAGCTCTGTCGAGCTCCTCCTCGCTGCTGTCCTCCCCGAGGGATTCCAGAACACTGCGGCTTTTGGCAAGCTCCAGCGCCTGTTTTCCAATTTTAATAACTTCTTTGGCGATGTATGCGGTGACCTTGCCGGTGGTATAGGTTTTGCCGCCCAGTTTCAATGCTAATACTTTCATGGTACCTCCAAGAAAGGGGCGGGGATTCCCGCCCCTTTTCATTTACACGGTTGTGAATGTAATGATCTGGCCGCTGATGAGCTGACCATAAATGTCCTTCACCTGCGTGATGACAAGGGTATATGCCGCAGCGGATGCCAGATTTGCGTTCGGTTTCAAGGTGAGCACTTTGCCTGCCGCATCAAGCACCGATGCAAATGGTACTGCACTCTCGGAACCTACCAGCGTAATCATGCTGGAGGCAATCTTGTTGTTAAACGTCAGCACCAGATTCGCATCTACCGCAACCCCTGTCGCATCGTCAGCGGGAACGCTGGACACCAAAGTAAGCTGCGCCGGTGGTGCCGCTGCATCCGGTGTTTGCACGCGTGAGAACCACCCGGCGGGGTTGAATGCCGGGTCTGTGGTGTCCGCAAAGATGCGTTTGAGTCCTTTGGGTTCGCCGTTTATTTCCCACTTGTGAGAGGTCACCACCGCGGTGTAAGTCATCCTGTAGGTGCGCACATCCACACCGCTGCCGGATTTGCTCGCCGCTTCCTCAGCGCCGCCGCTGAAGGTCCCTTTCAGGTACTGATAGTACCGGTAACCGGTCGGTCCCTTATTGAACCGGAAGGATAGCGCAACATCCGGCGGCTCCGGAATGCCGGTATCCAGTACCCGTCCTGTCGTCGAATCATAATGCTTTCCAAGGTATTTCGCGGCCTTTTGCGCAGGGATTCCGCTTATGGTAAGCGTGAGAGTCGTGACACCCTCGGTAACATAGTTAGATCCCGGCGCGTTGTCATAGTAGGTCGAGGTATTGTTCACTTCCGGTTCCCCGGCAATTTCCCCGGTCGGCGCGAAATATTCCGGTGTTTCGGTTATGTATGCCGCTTCCGAATCCTCGGTAATCACAGCAGCAAATACGCTCTCCACACCTACAAATTCGCCATACTCTTTTTCCATACAATCACTCCTTTACAATGCATAGATCTTTGCAATCTCATCATCTATGGTTTTTCCCATTGCCTGCTGCGCCTGCTTTTTTACAGCAGTAACCGCCGGGCGCACAAACGGGCGTTTCCGCAGGGAACTGGTTCCGGATTCCATTGCGCGGGCTTTCAGGGCGTTCGGAACGCCCTTGCGGTCATAACCATCAAATCCGACTTTTGTATTGGTATTTCCATTGCTGTCCGTCTGGATTGGCGCAATGCCCAGAGAGTCCATAAGGTCTCCGGTGGATTCTGTTTGCTTCACCGCATATTCCTTGCCCGCGTTTTTTCCGGCATAGGTGGGGTCCCGAATATTCTTTTCAAGATTTTCCCTCACCTTGTTTGCTACGACATCCGCTCCTGCATACACCGCCCGCTTGGAAACGTCCGGGGCCTGTTTGCCGAGCCTGTCCAGCATTCTGGCATATTCGTCCAGCCCCCTGATTGTCATCTTAGCTATCGGGGTACACCTCCATTTCCCACACCCATTCATAGTGGGTATACCGGGTATCCTCTTCGTACTGGATGGAGTTCAGCCGCCACGCTATGCCGATTTCATTGAGCACGGCCTGAATCCTCGTGAAGTTGGGATCGTATTCCCTTCTGGTGAAGTAATCCACCGTTCCGGAAAGTATTTGCAGGGTCATGCGGTTATCCGCATATCCGCCGCCGGACTGCCCTTCCTCCGCCCAGACAACGTATCGGTCCGGCTGTTTCGCCGCCCTGAAATGGTTTACTGGTACCCCCACGGTGAGCAGGGCGTTTTTCAGGGTTTCAAGCGAGCGCATAATCCTGTTCCACCCTTTCCAGTGTAAGATCCATAACAGGGGGAGCGATGTTTTCCGGATACTGTATCTGCCGGATTGCGTATTGCTTTCCGTCATTCGGAACCGCAATATCCTGTGTGGACACATCCCGCAGCATCGGGCAGCGGAGCACCAGCGATACGTTGACATTCGCCTGCAAAGCGGCATAGTACCGGGTTAGCCCCACGGTGCGTTCCTGATACCGCAGAGACTGTTTTAAAGTGAGCAGATCCTTTGGCATGTCGCCCGACTCGGAACTGTCTGAAACTGCATAGATCCGGACGTTTCCATTGTTATGCGTCTGCGCTTTGCGCTGTATCATACCGTGCGACCTCCTTGGCAATCTGCAGAGAAAGAAGCTCATGCAGATAATTGTTCTGGAATTCATCCAGTGCGTTGGAGCGGACATACCGGGCGTAATCCATCAGGAGCTCCCGCGGCTTGTCCTCATCGGAATAGTCCAGCTCTTCCCCCGCCACCGCGTTCAGATATTTCATCCCGCGCCGAATCACTCCGGTGAGCTTTTGATCCCCGTCTGCATCCGCCCAGGTGATATCGAGGTAACTGCGGACGGCCTCAAGCAGACCGTCCGGCATCCCCTCAGCCATCCTGATTCCTCCTTACTACGCCTGTTCCTTGGTGTTCACGACACCCTTTACAACGACCTCGCGTACTGCCGGAACGAGACCGGAAATATCCGCGTAAAGGAACGCGTTATTATCCAGCGGTTCCCCGTGTCCGTACAGTTTTACGAGATAAACCCGCTCATCCTCGAGGAATTTGTACTCATCCGAATATTCGATCTTCCCACTTTTTGCCGTCCCGATACCCATAAAGTACCGTTTCGGCAGCCCGAAAATTGCCTTTCCTTCCGGCACCTGCACAGACTGGATCACCCTGGTCGGGAACGGAAAGACATTGTTCACATAGGAGCCGTCCGCTGCGCGGATGGTGGTGGCCGGCATGATCTTGGTCAGGTAATCGGTCGGGTTTGTTACGAGAATTACTTCGTTTACGACGCGCTTTTTCTGGTTAGGCCCTTCTGCCATTTTGGAAATCAGGGTTCCATAGGTAACCGGGTCAAGGCTGGTGACCGCTACTGTGGCTTTTACGGGGTAGACGCCGTCTGTCACGGTAACGCCTTCCCCTACCTGTCGGTTCATGCCGATGGGCATGTCCTTACCGGTTCCGTTGATGATTCCCTCTTCCAGCCCGTTATTAAGCGCCTCGGCGAGAATCGTGCGGACATAACGGTCCAGCCACACGGGGCCGAGATCCAGCATGGCCTTGCAGACCGGCAGGAACGCGGACAGCTTATGGAGTCCCATGTTGATCTTTTTAAATCCGCTGGTGAGTTCCTTGGTGATTTCCGCACAAAGAGTGCTCCATGTTGCAAGCTCGCTGCCCTGCGTGTTGACAAGGTATTCAATCAGGCCGGAGGTGTTCTGGAAATTGATTGCGTCGAGCAGCGGATGCTTTTCCGCAACATCTTCAAACACGGCATCGATCGTGGTTTTCGGCATGACCACATCCAGCTCGGTAAGCGCCTGCTGCGGGTTGCTGGATTTCATGGCGGTAATGACTTTCTGGTAATAGTCATTCTCCGCGCTGGTGAGCTGCCGGACACCGCGCGCCGTAAGGATATTGGCATCT